AAATTCGCCATTGCCTGTGAACTGGTGAAGCCCGTCGTCGAGCATCACGAAGCGCCAGGGCATGCCGGACACCATGAGTCCGTCGGCAGCAGAGAGGCAGTGTGCGGCGTAGGCGAGGTAGTCGGGTCCGTAGTAGTCATCCGTGTCGAAGCGAGCCCAGGCTCCGCCGCCGAACCTTCGCAGGCTATCTAGGCCCGCGTTCATCGCATCGGCTTGGTGAGGCTCCGACCGCACGACGGTGACGCCTGATGGCCACGGGCAGCCAGTGATCGCGGCTCCGTTCTCGACTACTATCAGACGCGCATTAACGCCTCTTTGGCGGCGAAAGTTTGCCAGCAGATTGGCCGAAAACTCTGGTCTGCCGTGTGGGGCGATCACCGTGAGTTGGGCCTGCATCACGACGCCTTTAGGTTCGGGGGCGATGACCGTGATCAATAGGCGTACCCCGTTACTTCCAGGAAGCCCCATGAAGTGACTGGATCCGTGACTCCGGCATCTGTAGTCAGGCGCAGCCGCACAGTTGTGCCTGATACGTCCATGGCAATTGTCGTCCACGGCGAAGTGCCGCCGGTGATGACAACAGAGTCTGCGCCTGAAGCGCCCACGGTTGGCGTGCCGGACGCGACGCTCACTGTCACCGCGTACTCAACGACGGATGCGTAGCCGCTTCCGGTGTCGTGACCCATAAAGCGGGCACGCACCAGCAATTGGGCGTTGGTTAGTCCCTGCCCATTGAAACTTGCAACATCGAACGACAGCGCGGTGTACGCTGCCCCTGTTGAATCCGAAGCAGTCTCTGGCCTCGACTTCCAGTCGATGAGCCGACGAAGCGTCGTGTTTCCGCTGTCGCCATGCGGAGCGAGCGTGGTCTCGACGCCGTTCTTGCCCTTCCACTCGAGCCCGAGTGCGGTGTCCACACCGAGGATGCCGCCGCTCGTCGGGAACCCCGACGTCGGCATTGTGGTCGCGTCCGCCCAGTAAACGACCTTGTCGCCCGTGTTGGCGGGCATCTGGGTCGTGGTCAGGGCCGAGCCGAGCAACAGAGAAACGATCTCGCGGTCGGTCGCGAGCGTGGCGACTTCGAGGTATGTCGTTCCGTCGCCGACTTGGACCGAGTCGCCTAAAACCTGGGTGATGGGTATACCGGCGCGGCCGATGGTGAGGATGTCGTCGCCGTTGTCACCCCAAGCCACGAGCCGGTGATCGGCGTCGTTAGCAGCGTTGCGACCGGCAATAACTACAGTGTCATGATGCACACGCAGATCGCCAAGCGTCGCGGGGTTTACCCCGAAGCTAATGTTCCCGGTTGTGGTGAGGCTCAAGCTCCCGGTTGTGGTGAGGTTCAGCGCGGTGAAGTCTGCATCCGTCGCGTCAACCGTGAGCGCCGCTGCGCCGCCAATCAAAAATTCATGAGTACCGGCCGCGCTCAGAGTGTGAGCTATCCCGGTCGCGTCCCCTAAAACGAGCGTGTCGCCACTGCTTAAAGCCAGACCGAGGACGTTGCCGTCATTGGCGCCGTTGCGAAACCGTATACCGTCGCTCCCGCCACCAGACCCGTTGGGGAGCATCAGGCGCCCGTTGGTAGCGGGAGCTGCGCCGAGCGCAACCGTACCGCCGACTACGCCAGCGGTGGTGCCGAAGTTTGGATTGATCTTGGTGCCCGCGATCGCGGCCGCTGCATCCACGTTCGCATCGACAATGAACCCCGAAGTGAGCACGCTGGCCGTGCGCTTGACCACGTGGTCGTTCGTACCGACTGAGATGTCAGCGCGGACCCCCGAGCTGTTCAGCGAACGCCCGAGGAACGAGCACGCCGCGCCGTCGCCGAGCGTTGCGGGCGTGAGCGCAACGAAAGACAGCGTGGTCCCGTTGTCGACCAGCACCGTGTTCGCGCCGCCACCAGCAATCGATGCCTGTACGCCAGAGCTGTTTGTGGCTCGGCCGAAGACTGAGCGAGCAGACCCGTCGGCAAAGTTCGCGGCCCCAAGGAGCGACGAGCCGACGGCGCCCGCCTGCGACAGATCGATGGGGCCGAAAGCGAGCGCGGTGCCCGAACGCCGGAAGACGTTGAAGTCAGCGCCCGCAGCTATCGCCGTGGGGACAGCAGTTCCGTTCGTCGCATTGGCTACGACGGTCAACGCTGCTTGCGTGGCCAACTTTGACAGCGTGATAGCAGCGTTCGCGTTCACGTCGGCGTCGACGATCACACCCGCGCCAATGGCTGTCGTGTTCGAGCCCGCGGCTGCCGTGACGTCGCCAGTCAGCGCCGACCGTTGAATGCCGCCAGATCCAGTAAACTCTAGCCCACCGCCAACCGAGATCTCCTCGACGTCCCCGCTGCTCGCGCTGTCACGCCCCAGTAGTCGATCTGTGGCGATGTCCTGGAATTTGGCGAACGTGATCGAGTCGTCTGGCAGCGCCGCCAGAACGTCGCCGACCGTGGCATAATACGTGGTCCCGACGCTGACCACGGCCAGCAACGCCGTGGTGAGCACGGTCGTCAGCTCGGGTAGTTCTGAGATCTTGACGTCAGCCATTGGTCTTCTACGTGATGAGCGAGTCGCCGCTCTCCGTGGTGATGTGGTCCAGGTCTTCGGTGGAGATGTACAGGCCGCCTTCGGCGCCTCCACCGCTGCCCCAGTCGATCAGCTCGACGATCCAATTGTGCGTCGGTCGGAGCTTCAGGATCAGTCGCTCAAACTCCGAGCGCCGAGCCGGATCGATTGCGACCAGGCCCGGGAAATCCTCAGCCCCAATGTAGAGGAAGTAGGGCCATGTTTCCGGGTCGTCCGGGACGCGCGGCGGAGCTCGCCTCGTCAGGTCCTTGTTGACGAGATAGAAAGTGTCGTTAGCCAGGAACCCGTTGCACTGCGGCTGGCTCGCGAACGCCGAGCACTGCGGCTGGCTCGCGAACGGGTAGCCGAACTCATCGTCTCCCGTGCACTGGTAGATCCCGATCAGCGGCTGGTTCGTGTAGTCGCGCGGGTCGCGTGTATCGCCCGTGCCCGGGTCCCACCACTCGTGGACGTAGACGTCGAAGCCCGCGGTCTGCAGGACGTCTTCGATATACCTCGGGGATTGTCCGCCAGTTGCCGCCCACTCTGCCGCTAGCGCGAGCCGCCGGTCTGCCTCGACAGCGTCTGCCGCCGGGGCGAGTCCGAATTGTTTTTCCCACTCCGCCAGGTACCGGGTCGTCTCGGGGTGCAGGTCTTCGTAGACCTCATCAATGAACGTCTTCGTGGCCGTGGGCTGCTCGGCGAGCCCGAGGAAGAAGTCCCGCAGCGTTTTCTGGACGGTCAGCGACCAAGCCGAACCGCGAGGGAGAAGGTGCTGAAGGACGCGGAAAAACAGCACTTCTTTGGCTCGTGGTAGTTTGTTGACGTCTTACGCGTCACCCGTTCAGTCGTTGCGCGCCTGCGCTCCCAGACTTACGATTCCTGGTTATGCGCAGACTGCTTGGATTGGGGCTCGTCTTGTTGGCTTGTTCGTCCGACCCTGGGGTGAATGACTTGGGGTCTGGCGGCGTCGGCTCACCCACAGCTGGACAGGCTGGCTCCAGTGGAGACGGCGCTACGTCTAGCGGAGCGAGCTCACCCGTCGCGGGCACGAACGCGTCTGCCGGTACCGAGGCAGGTGGAGAGGGATCAGGCGGAACGGAGCCCGCTGCCGGTGGGGCCGGCGGAGCTGCAGGAGCGACTGTCGCCGGCGCCGCGGCAACCGAAGGTGGCGCGCCTACTGGCGGGACAGCGGGAGCCGGTGGAACTCAGCTACCGCAGGCCGGACAGGCTCCCACCGGAGGTGGAGGCGCCGCGCCGTGCGAACCAGAAGTCTTTTACCGCGACCAAGACAAGGATGGTTTCGGGGATCTAGCCCAGACTACTTCAGCCTGCACTGCGCCCACTGGCTACGTCGGCAATTCCGATGATTGCTTCGACGGTAACAAGGACGCCCACCCCGAGCAGACGGAATGGTTCACCGAGCACCGGGGAGATGGGAGCTTCGACTACGATTGCAGCGGCGCTGAGGATCTGCGCTGGCCATCGTTCTCAGAGTGCCCAGCGCTCGACAATTCGTGTCCGCCGCCGAACACCTGGCCCCAGGGCTTCTCCTGCGACTACCTCGGCATGTTCGAGGAGTACTCCGAGGACGAAGGCTGGCGCCGCTACCAGTACTCAGTGTGCCCACCCGAGCCCTGCAGCTATGCGAGCTCCACTATTCCAGACTGTGGCCAACAAGGGCGCGTCGGCAAGCCCCCTATTTCCTGGAACGCAGGCAGTAGCCAGTACCTCTGCGAGGACGAGCCCGTCGTCCACAACGTCACCATGATCGGACCGCTGCGGACACAGGCTTGTCGCTAGGCTACAAAGTGCTGCGCGGCAGTACCGATCTGCACCCAATACGTACCGCCGGCGACTGTCACCGCCCGGAAGCGAATGCTCGCAAGCTCGTTGTTAGCAAGGGTCGCTAGCCCAGCCTCCGAGTAAAATACGTCGCCGCTGAAGCCGACTGCGTTCGCCCACGCATCGCTCGCGTGATCGTTGTACACGATCACTTCATGCTCTTGCCCCAGGAATAGCGGGTCGTCGAGCGTGACCCCCGGCCCTGCGGCGTTGGTCGAGCTGATCGCCGACACAGCGTAGAACGCTGAGACCGTCACCGTCGTGCCAATGATGGGGTACGCGACGTGCTTCAGCAGTTCGACGCTGTACCCAGCAGCGAGCAGCGCATCACCAGACGCGCGCGCGTAGGGGGTGACACCCTCAAAGGAGTTGTCGTGCGCGGTCAGCTTGGCGCCGGTGGTCCACGCGATCGCCGTGTTGCCGTGGTTGCCGCCGCGGAACGTGCATCCCTCTACGTTCGTGAGCGCCCCCGTCACGCTGACCGCGGTGGCGTTGCCGGCGGTCGAGCCGCTCATGTCGAAATCGACACCCCTGATATTGTGCGTTCCGCCGGTGCCCTGAACCACGCCTACCGCGTAGGCTGCAGGCGTCGTGTACTTGCCGCCCGTGATCGAAAGTTCACCGGCGTCCGAGCGGAACCCAGCGTTGTCGAGTGGGATATTCCCGCGACACTTCTCGTCGAAGTAGAAGTCTGATTCCGTTGGCGAGAAGAGCAGCCAGCCAGTGCAGAGCCCGCCAGAGTTGAAATGGCAGTTGTTGAACGCGACGCGCACGCCCGCGCTGGTGTCACCATTCTCGATGATAATTCCAGAGTTGGCTTCCCCGTGACCGATGTCGACGTTTTCCCAAATCGCGACCGTGCTCTGCGTCGCCAATGTCTCGAACACGAGCATGTCTGCGCTCGCGTGGTACAGCCTGAGCTTGCCGTTCCTCACGTTGACGTGCGGGTAGCAACTGAGTGCACCGGTGATGCGGTAAGACCGCCCTCCCAAGTCCACCGTAACGTTGGCGCCGCCAATCGCTGCGTAGGCAGCGTCAAAACATGCTTGAAGCGCGGCGGTGTCGTCCTCGAGCTCCGTAACGATCTCACCGACCGCGCCGAACGCGGGATGGCACGGGTCAAAGGTAGCGTTCGCCGAGGCTGCGATCCACGCGATGGCCGCCTTGTACTGCGACGCCAGAGCCGTATCGGTGATACCCGATGGCGTGATGCTGGCTGCGAGCAACAGGGCCTGGAGGCAGCCCCAGATGTCGTTGACGAGGTCCTTCTCGAGCGGCGTCCCGGTTCCATCGTTCTCTACCAGGACGTTTTTTGCGCGCCCAAATGGATAGGCTGCGTCACCGGCGACGACCTGGCCTTCGTAGCGATCGGTGTAGTCGAGTGCCATTGCTTGCTCACACGAAGGTTGGCGTTGCGGCCAGTTTGGCTTTCTCGCCGTGATCCAAAGTTGCGGCTGGGCCGGGTGTCATCGACACGGTGGTGACCGTCGCTCCGGCCGCGCTCACAATCGTGTCCACGATGCCGCTAGTTGCTGCCTCGGTGATGCGGTCGTCGCGCGGAAGCACCGAGAGCCCCTCGATGTATGGATCGCGAGAGCGCAGATACTCGTCGAGCCCAGCTTCGATTGCGTCGCGCGTCGCCTGCGTATCCGGGTCTAGTCCAGCAATTTCGAAGGAAAATCCTGTGCGCGTGATCGGCTGCAAGTTCAAGCGCGCGTTCGCTGGCCGCCGCGACGCCTTGCCTCCGACGTCGAGATTAATCGCCGCCTCAACGGCCGTGAGCTGAGCCGAGGTTGGCGTACCGTCTTCGTCCTCAGCCGTCTCGAGCGTTGCTTCGACGTAGACGTCCACCCAACCAGGACCGCTCCCACCCGGGAGCTCACCCGCGTACGGGTAGATGTTCGCAATGCCAGCTACCGATTCGCCCCAAGCCCGGTAGTCCGCGTAAGCACCACCCTGCGGGCGGGCTTGGACGTGCTTGATGATTCGGCGGCGATAGGCCTCGGTCTGCTCGCCGTCCGCACCGGTCACGACCTCCGACACCACGACAGCGTCGGTCGCTACGTTGGCCGGGGTGTTGGCGAAGCTGACGATGGTGTCGGCCGGAAGGTTGCCAATGTCCCCGGACCCGTCGCCGCCGGCATCGTCGCCGATGGCACGCATCGTGACGTTCACGGTGGGCGCGTCGAGCGCCACCTCTGCGACCGTCTCGTAAACGATCCGGGTTGCGTCGTAGAGCAGGAGCGAACCTGCTGGCAGGGAGCCAGTCTGGTTCTTGACGGTCACCGCGATCGATAGCTGCGAGCGGACAGCTTCGAGCGGCCGGCCCACGCCCAGCAGCACCCCCCACTCGATGAGCGGAGTGACCTTCTTGCCGTTGATAGTCGTCTCGGACGCCGAAGCGTGCGCGACGAAGAGCTGCAACAGCACAAAATTCGCGTACTTAAACAGCAGCACGAACACGCCCGCGAGCGCCCACGCGAACACGCGCACGAACGCCTTGGGCAGAAGCGGAATGGTCTGCGCCAGCGTGCCCGCCAGGTCGTCGACGATTTGGTCGCTGACCTCGCGGGTCGTGGGAGTGGCGATCATTCAGCAGTGCCCCAGGGAGACAGGAAATCGAACGGGTAAGTCGTGTTGCCGATGGTGATCTCGACGTGGATGTTCACGGTGTTGAGCGCGGGCAGCGTCGCCTCCACGGCGACCGTCGCTTGCAGCGCTGCGCCCATCCAAGCTAGGTCTGCCTTCACCGCGTCTTCGACGCGACCGAGGTTGAAAGGGGTGCAGGGGAGGCCTGCCAGCAGGTGCTGAGTCTGGCTACGCTGGCGCTGCTCCGGGACGCTGATTTCGAAGTTTGCCCACCACTGGTTTTGGTCGTCAGCTTCGATGCCCGCGTCTTCATCGTTGCCGCCGAAGATCGACAGGTAAGTGGAAGTCGCCAGCCCGTCTGACAGCTTGATGACGCCAGCGACGCACTCGATCTCGCCGCCATCGCTCGAGTGGTGCAGCGCGACGTCGGCCATGGGGTTCTCAGGAAGTCTTGAAGATGCTGCCGAACAGGGTCATCGCTGAGGGCGCGCCCGCGAGCGCGAGCCCATACGCGGGCGCGGCTCGCCCAGTGCCGCCGAAGATTCCGTTTGCTAGCTCGTCTCGAAGGGCAACGCCGAGTCCGTCCGCTCGCCCGAGGTAGGTCCAGAACGCAAGACCGCCAGCCGAGATCTGGGCGGTGATGTCGCCGGTCAACGCGAGCACCGCGTCGATGTCCGCCTGCACGCCTCCGATTGCGGCGTCGATGTCCGCCTGCACGTTGATCATGTTCTCAAGCAGGCCGTCGATCCCGACGTCCGCCACGATGCTGAGCCCCGCGTCCACCATCACCTGCGGATCCGGGAGGTCGAGTCCGGCAGAGAACGCGATGGCTGCCTCGAGAGACGACTTCTCTCCTCGCAGGTCCGCCACCAGCTGATTGATTCCAGCTGACACGCTCGCCACACCGCTGTTCCAGCTGGCTGCCGGTAGCTCCCCCAAGTAGGCAAGCCTCGCTTGCGATGAGCTGGCTTCGGCTGCCGCGGTGCCTCCGGTGTTGACCGACTGCGAGAATGCACCCCACGAGTCGAAGCTCTCGGTAGCGATGATGACCGCCTGCACGGTGGCATGAGGCGCGGTCTTGCCGAACCCCGCCCGCGTGTAGCGCTCGAGCTCGGAGCCGAACCCCGTCGCCCGCCCGCTGTAGCTCCACCCCGAAATGCCGCCAGCCTCAAGCCCGGTAGCGAGCGTTGCTTGGACGCCCTCCGCAACCGTGAGCTGGGCCGTCACCAGCGCCAGCTTGATTGCTGCCATCGCCGAAAGGTCGATGCTTCCAGACGAGAAGTTCAGCGGGTGGAGCACCGCTGCCATCTCGAGCGGATTGAGGGCCGCTCCGATCGCAACTGTGTATGACGCCGGGTTCGGCGGGAAGTCGGCTGAAACCTGCACCTTGGCGACGGCGGCACCGCCAAGCTGGGTCAGGTCCGCAGTGAGCTTGGCGCCCTGCGCTGCGATGCCTGGGAGCAACGCTACCAGCCCTACATTGATTGCTGCTACTGGCAGAACGCCCGCGCGCGTGAGAGGCACGGGCTACGTCAAGGTCCCGCTAAGGATCTTGTCCTCCGCGGGCGCCTCGGTCGGTGTGCCGCCCACACGTTGCAGAGCAGCATCGGCTGTCGTGATCGTGACCTGCACCTCTGCGTTTGCCACGATGTGCTCGACGATCGCGGCCGCGACGCCGTTGCAGAACGGTGCCATCGCCGCCGCAACCTGCTTCTTCTGCGCTTCTGAGGCGCCGCTCATCGCGCCGTTGAAGATGGCGAGTGCCATGCCGTTGCCGGTGGCAACGCCTTCGGCGTCTACTGAAATGCTTCCTGCAAGGAGTGCCATCAGGTTGCCTTGGCTCGCGGTGAGCCCGACACGATTTGGGCCACAAAGGGAACTCCGAGCGTCGGCGTCGGCGCGCCACCGGCCGGGGCGATGGGGCTACCGGGCGCCGTTGTCAGCGCGCGAACCGAACCGCTCACGAAGTCGCCGACGCACGCGACAGCCCTGCTCGCCCCTTCGCTCCCGATGCGCACGTCCGGAGAATCAAGGACGATCCTTCCCAGCGTTTTGATCGTCACCGGGAACGTCTGCTCGTGAATCTCGACATGCAAGCCGTCGCGCTTCAGCCACACCTCGCAGACGAGCTGGCCGTCTACGGTCCGCGAGTAGAGGCGATGCTCGCCCTCCTCGGCCTTGCCTTGGTTCTTCGGATCGCCGAAGCCGATGGCCGCCTTGAGTCCCGTGCCTGGGGCCTCCTGCAGCAGCGCCGAGTCTCCCGGCAGCGGCAGCGAGTCCACGCCCGGGGGCTGGTTGAGGTCCACTTCTTCGATGTCGCCCGCGCCGGCGTCGACTCTGATCTCGGTGATCGGCGTCCCATCTTCGGCGACCTTTCGTTCGGTCGTGAGAACGGTGCCGAGCGTGCCGCTCACGGCGCGCTGGCGTGGAGCGACGAGCTGCCGGGACATTTGGGTTTAGCTTTCGTCCCAGGGTAGCGACGCCGGCGCTTGCCCACTGAACACCCCCGGCATCACCAGCTCAAGCGTTGCTGTCTGTCCGTTGGCGGTCTGCTTGAGGATGACGTCTTTGATCAGGAACTCGTACGGCTGGTAGATCATGGCGCTGGGCGCGTGGACTTTGATGGTCGTATTCGGGGTGAATAGATTCCCCTTCGGATCCCGCCACGTCGGTAGGTCTTCGACCTTGTACGACGCGATCTTCGCGAACATGCGCCCGAGCTCGGCGCGTGTCGCCTCCGGCACGTCGGCTCGCTCGGAGTCTTCGAGCTTGAAGACTTTCGGGCGGACCGATGTGAGAAGCCACGGGTTGCCGGCGGTCCAGCGAACCTCTCCGAACCCCTTCTTCTTCTTGCCGTAGCCCGTGAGATCGGAGAAGTAGTCCTGTGGGCTGAAGCTCGGCGTTACTTTGGTGAAGGGCTGCTTGCCCTCGACCAGTGTGGCCACGGGGTTGCCTGGTTCGACTGAGCTCCACAGCAGCATGTCGCCCGCTGTGGTGTCGGTGATGACGAGATCGCGCTGCTTCGCCAAGTCCACCAGGAACTCCTGGGGCTTCTTGTCGATGTCGAGCTTCAGCTTCTTGAACGGCTTGACGTCGTCCGAGAGATAGACGACCCGGATGCCAAATGGGTCGCAGACTTGCTTGGCGATCTCACGCAGCCCGAACCCACCGAACTGGTAGGACTTGCCGACGTCGAGCGGCGGCATGTTCACGTCACCGAGGACGGCTGGCTTGCTTTGCCCGGTGACGCTGACGTTGCGGCTGTTCGCGTCGAACGAAGGATCGACGCCGAGCAAGACCCCCGTGAAGATGGTCTCCAGATTGATCAGGCACTCGAGACGTTGGTAACTAAATGGCCTAAATGTCCGCCTAAATTCTGGGCGGCTCGGCTCGAAGGGCGCCTTGAACGAGACCGTCGAATAGGTGTCGATCGACCGCGTGATCTCAACGTCTTGCCAGTACCCGTAGTAGTCACCCGTGCGACCCGTGCGAGCGTCTCGCTCATCGCCAATGACGATGTCTACGTCCTCGCGCTCAAGCGGCATAGTACAAAATTTTGCGTCCGGCGGGCAGCTCCAAGAGCTCGTCTCCGCTCAAGTCGTTGGTCGAGATCAGGAAGTCGAGCTTGCTGTCCACGGTCTTGTAGACCTGCGCGCACACGTCGATAATGGTACGCGGCCGGTCGATGGTGATGCTGCGTTCCGGCACCAGGGCGAACGACTGTTGGACCAGGTTTCCAATGGCCAACGCCGTCGCGAAGCGGAGCGCTTGGTAACCCTCACCGCTGTCGATCTGATCGCTGCCCAGGTTGGGAAGCGCGGCAATCGCCGCTAGCTGGTCGTCGCGAGTCTCGACCAGCGTCGTGAGCTGCTCCTCCAGCGTGGCCGCTGCCGCGATCGCCTGCGACCTCGTCTGAAAGATGGGGCCTCGTACCGGGCGACCACTGCTGTCGAGCGGCTGCGCCGTGCACGAGATGACGCTGCCCGCTAGGCCATTCATCGCCATCAGGTCGGCGGTGTGCCAGTCGTTGGCCACGCGCTGGCGAATGCTGCCGAGCGACGCCGTCTCCGCGAGGCGCCCCGCGGGGTTGCCGGCGGACGTGCCGAAGATGCTGTCCATCATCAGGCCGTAGCCTTCGAGCCGCGACTCAAGTCCGGTGAGAGCTCGCGCTGGGGCCTGAATCAGATTCGAGATCTGCTGGGCGAGGACGAGCGGCTTGCCAATCAGGACGTCCATGCCCAGGTTGATCGTCTCGGTCGCTTCGCCGAACGCGTTCCGCACGCCCGCGACGGAGGAGGAAACACTGTCGAGCGCCTTGCCCACGTCTCGGAGCAGGCTGCGGATCGTGGCCTTCTCGATGGCCCGGCTGGCTTCGGACCCCAGCTTGATGGCGTTCGCGAACTGCTGACCGGCAGCAAGGTTGAAGCCCGCGAGCTGCGCCAGGATCTCGTTCTGCGGGTTGGCGTCGGCAGTGGGGTAGATGGCCTCGAGCGTCGTCCAGAACGTCACCTCGACTATGGTCTGGTTCGCCTCTGTGACCAGGTCCTCCCGCCGCCCGACGTCACCGAACGGCACGACCCTGACGGGCCCGAACCGCGCATGCTCGAGCGTGCCCACGCCTGCACTCAGGACGGCCGCTTCGAATTGAAGCGCCTCGATGTCGTGGTCCGGACCTGAGAAGTAGCAGCGGAGGGGGTACCGTCGCGGCCCGTTGCCGGTGCGCTGGACGTACGCCTCATCGACCCCTGGAAATTCGTGCGCCGTCCCGCGCAGCGTGACGTCTCGCGCCAGCTGCATGCAGGTGAACGGGAGCCGCTCACCGCCTGCCGGCGTGTACGCGGCCTGGCGTAGACGTGTCTGCCAATCCGCCACGGGTAGCCTCTTTCACCGCGGCTTAGCGCGCGGCGCATCAACGTGTTTCTCGCCGTTGCCCCTGTACCAATGCTGGACGTAAACGCCGCGCAGTAGGTAGATTTTGCGTCCTGCGCTACGGACGTCTCGGTGGACCTGGTTGTCCACGCCGAAGAAGCCGTTTTGGAACCTGACGTCGTTGAGCACCGGCTTGGGAAAGCACAGCACGGTGCCGCTGAGCAGATGCCGATTCGTGACGTCGATGGCGTCGCTTCCGTGCTTCGCCCACAGGGCAGCGCCGAACGCTCGGTGCGCCGCCATGTCGTGGCCGGAAGGCGCACCCTCTGCGATCTGCTCTTTGTTACCCACGCGGTTGGTCATCGCGCCGAAGAGGCCTGCGTCGGGGTAGCGCTTGATCGCTTCCAGCAGATGCAGATACCAGTCCCGGGTAGTCCAACAAGCATCGTGATCCAGGAAGACAACGTCATCTTCCGGAGTCAGTCGATCCACGATCTCGTTGTACGCCCTGCCGAGATTCTTCTCGGTGTCATAGGCGATAGCGGTGACGAGCATCAGCGCACCTGCAACTCGATCACGACCTCTGGCCCGCGCGGCCCCTGCATGCGCGTGAGGTGGCAGCTAAGCCCCGCCTCGCTTGCCTCGCGCTCTAGCGCCTCAAGTGAAATCTTGACGTCGTAGAACGTGCCGCGTGATCGCGGCTCGTGCTCGCCAGTCTCCTTGAAGTAGATGTCTCGGCTGACGCCGAGCAACACTCGCGGTGCGTACCCCAGCGCCGCGTCCACCAAAGGGAGCCAATGGGGCTGGTGCTGAATCACGCTGCGCGCCACGGCGACGTCTGCCATGGGTACTCGCCCCAACTCTTCCGCCAAGTGTTCGAATTGGCCGACTTCCAGGCGGCAATCTGGGCCCAGCCGAACGCGTGCGGCGTCGACCGCCGCCTGCGAGATGTCACAACCCCAGTAACTGCCCGCGAAGCCCGCCGCGCGGAACTCTGCCGCAAGGTGCCCGGCGCCACATCCGATCTCGATGATCGAACGGCAGTCGCGCACCCCCTGAGCCAGGACGGCGGTGAACGGTAGCCCTTCGCAACGCGCTGCCATGTCCTCCCAATAGGAGGCGTTCTGCTTCCGCCACTTGTCACCGAACGGCATGCTGTGCCTTGTGGAACGCCGCGTGGATGCGCTCGTGCTGCACGAACGGTGTGCCCTGCTGCACGAAGCCGAGCGGCTCCACCGCCTGCTGCAGCGACTCCGGTGTGTACTCGCGGTAGTGATAAGGACGCACCGGTTCTTGCGCCGGCGGAGTCGTGATGTAGAGCGTGCCGTCGCTCGAGAGCACTCGGTGTGCCTCGCGCAGGGCGGGGAACGGGTCCTCCAGATGCTCGATGACGTCGCCGATCAGGACTGCATCGAACGACCCGTCTGCGAACGGGAGCACGGCCGCGTCACCCTCGATGACATCGGCGCCGTGCTTCTGCGCCAGAGCAACGCCGGTGGGATCGAGCTCGATGCCCTTGGCGTCTAGCTTGCTCGTGATGAGCCCGTCGCCGGCACCCACGTCCAGGATCGCCTTGCCCCTGACCCAGCCCAGAAGGCCATCGACGTAGTGCCGGTAGATCGTGTTCTTCTTGGCGTACTGTCGCCAGTGGTAGTCGCCCTGTCGCTCGTACTTGTCGAATCGAATCATGGGCGTTTTCCGTGAGAGCTTCTTTCGGGCAAGCCAGTCGAGAGCGGTGTACGAGCCGGGGATCAGGCCCGGCTTGAGCCCGAGCGTCCAGGCGACGAAGGGGAGGCTGACTTGGTCGCGCTCCGATCCGCACTGGATCTCGTGCCACCACGCCTCGCCCAGCTGCTCGCTCTGCTGGTCGCCGCGGCGAGCGATGATGCCGCCTGCCCAGAGCCCGAAGTTCTCCGGCATGCCCGCGGCGCGGTAGCGCTCAACCTGCGACTGGAGCGCGGCCGGTGAGTCGGCGCACTTCTTCTTGATGCAGAACGCCGCCTCATCGAAGAGGCAGGTGCGGGCCGGGTGCGCCGTCGCCGACCAGCAGTGGCCATCAAGCGAGTCGTCCACCACCGCGCTGGGGTCACCCGTGATCTTGAACTCGGCGTCGACGTAGAGCGTGGGCCCCGTGACGTAGCGGTGGAGCAGCGTCTTGACGTGGCGGTTGCTGCGCCTCGGCGAAAGGGCGCGCGACTGCCTGATGATTTCCCACCCCTTCCGCTCGAGGTCCGAGCGGTCGGTGAAGCATACGAACCGGCAACCAGGGAACGGTTGCAGTGGTTGGTATAGGTGAAACCCCGGCCCAAAGATGGCGGTGACGACGGTCAGCACCCCAGCATTTCCCGGCAGATCGAGAGCACTCGGTGTGCGACGGTGTGCTGGGTTGCGTGGAGACGGCGTCCGGCACCTGCGATGCGGTCGCGTGCGGCCTGGTCCTGGTCGAGCTCAGCCAGCCTGGGTATCAAGTCCTCGGCCGCGTCGAAGACGACCGCGTTCTGGCCGTCATCGAAGAGATATTCGCAACCCGGGAATCGCTGCAGGAGCATCAGGCCCCCGCAGGCCAAGATCGAGTAGGTGCGAACGCTCGTATACCCGGGTGCGAGCGGCGACGTGCTCAGCACGTAGCGGCTGCTGCTGTAGAGACCGGGCAAACGGGCCTCCACCTCGAGCCGCTTGTCGCGCTGGCGCGCGTTGACGACCGTCGCCCCGAGCGCCCGGCAGAGCTCGGCGCGGCCGCCGTGAAAAGTTTGGTTGGCGGTGTCCCCT